CGGTATGTGGAAGAAAACCCAGTGATGGAGGGAACCATCGGGGTTGATGATCTTGGGTTCGAGGCGTGGGGCTGGGAAGTTCACGAATACCTCAAGCCGGTAAAGATTGATGGTGTTGCGTACTGCCATTATTTCTACAACCACAACACCGGAAAACCTTTTGCCGGGGAAAACCTGCAAACCAGACTAAAAACTATCGGCTTCTCTTTCACGATGGGCCACCAGCAAGGTTTGAGCGTTGCCATTCGGGATTTGTCAGACGGCACCCGCCAGCGTGGTCTGGTGGCTGGTTCTTTCTACCAGCATAGCGAACCCTATAAAGGCCCGCAAGCCAACAGCCATTGGCACGGAATCATTATGAAACATGAAGTCAAGGACGGCAATTACGACTTGCTTGAAGTATCGCTCGATTACCTGCGACGACGCTACGCCTGAAACACACCAATACCAGACCAGCTTCGGCGGGTTTTTTAATGCCCACATTCTGAACGTTCGTATAACCGAAAGGAACCATCAATGGACGAGCCACTGATCTACACCACCAAAGGCAACTTGCCCATTGCCGCCCTCGAATACTCCCACAAGTGGGAAGACCTTGAGACGTGCATCAAGTTTTCCGAGACCTACACGCTCGACGGTGAAATCGTCAAGCAATCGGCCCATGTATTGATGAAAACAGGCTCAGTAATGGGCGTTGAACAGGAGAAATTCTAATGGCTAACACTCAGGCTATCCCCAAAACCTTCCGACTCGACCTCATGAATGGCCTGCACGCATTCGGCGCGTCTGTCATCCGGGCGGCAACGACCAAGGATTCGTTCAAGGCCGCGCTGTACTTGGCGACGGCAACGATCAACGCCGACTCCACCGCCTACACCGTCACAGGTGAAGTATCGGGTTCTGGCTACACCGCAGGCGGCATCGCCGTCACCAATGCCACCGCCCCGGCCAACACTGGCGGCACGGGCGTTGTCGCCTTCTGGACGCCTTCTGCATCGCTGGCATTCGGCACGGTCACGCTGTCCACTTCGTTTGATTGCGTGATGCTCTACAACGACACCGCATCAGGCAAGAACGCCGTATCGGTCAACACTTTCGGCGCTACTACAGTAACCGCTGCGACGTTCACTTTGACCATGCCGACAAATGACCTGTCCACTGGTCTGATTCGGTTGAGCTAATCATGGCCCCCGAACTCCACGCCCTGCGCAAGGGGCGGAGCAGTGAATTCAAAGTGCAACTGTGAACGTAGTCGTAAACGCCTTCCCTAAAAGCGGCACTCATGCCTTGCAAAAGGCATGTTTGCTGCTTGGCATAAATTCAACATTGGGGCATTTCCCATATCCAGAATTGCCTGATGGTGGTGAGCGTCATCTGTTCAGTATCCGGGATCCAAGGAATGTAATTTGCTCGACACTGCGTGCACATGGGTTGCCAGTAACGCAAGGGACATTTATTTCTCATTTTCGGGATGGGTTCATCAGTCAGATTTCTCGGTATGTGGATTGGCTGGATGAGCCTGAAGTGTTCGTCAGCAGGCATGAAGACTTGCTGGAATCGGATGCGGAAATGCGCAGGCTGGCAGCATTTCTTGGCGCACCTTATCTGAGCGACGCCTTCGACAATCTTCCAGGACATACCCGGTCGTGGAGACTGCCTCATTCAGATTACACGCAGATATGGACGCCCGAGGTAGAGTCGATCTGGAATGCCGAAGGCGGAAGCGAGTTAATGGCGAGGCTTGGGTATGTGTGAAATCCTGCTCCAATTCACCAAACCGGACATTCCGAATACTGATCCAAGGTATTCGCAGCGGTGTTTGCAGGGCGATGTAATTGCAGTTTGTCCTGACGGATGGGTGTGGTCGGATCGAGAGCAGACAAACCCAAATTGGCGCGTCCTAAAGATTCCCGGATTGTCTGAGACAAATCCACAGGTTCAACGGCTGACGCAAGCCCGTGTTGACCCAGTGTCCAGTGCATTGCTACGGAAGCGCGAATTCGTTCTGGATGTTGCCGCTATCCCTAGCGCGATTAAGACCTATCTGGTGAATCATCAAACCATCACGTTGACCACCGCGCAAGCGCAGACTGTAGTTGGCTGGATCAAGAATCATTCTGTTGATCTGATGGCAGACTGACATGACGATAAAAACAATCGGATCGACTGGAGACTATTCGACCATCAACGCATGGGAAGCCGATGCACCAGCTACGCTCACTGCACCGTGGGAGGGTCGTCTACAGAATCAGGAGTTTTATGGTGGCGATGGTTCTGGCGCAGCGATAACCATTTCAGGCAGCACGTCTGATGCCACCAACCACAAGATATTGACCGCCGATACAGGGGCGAGTTTCCGCGACCATGCCAACAAGCTGACAAACCCACTTAGGTACAACGCTGCCGTTGGCGCTGCCGTGTACATCGCCAGCCCGTACAACATCTTCACGGTGTCAGAGCGGCATGTCGAGATTAGAAATCTTCAGATAAAGCACACCAACTCAGAGCGTGCGATTGCCTTTAATAATTGCAACGGATACGAGCTGGGGAATTGGGAATATCTGGACAACTGCATTTTAGAGAGCACTGGAAATAACACTCTTGGTGTATCTCAGTCAAACCTAAAAGCAAGTAACTGCCTAATCATCAATCGAACGTCGGGATCGAAATCGGCAATTCATTGGACCTATGTCAGGGATAGCGGCGGAGCTTTCAATTGCACCCTTGTAAGCCCGTCCGATGTCTCCAACACGGCAGCCGCTTTTACTGCCACCGCAAGTTGGGGAAACCCCATAGTTAAAAACTGCGCCTTATTCGGATTCAGTTCCGCCTTCTCTGGGACGGCTGAAACTGGCAGTGGCTACAACGCTACAGATGATTCATCTGCACCGGGATCGAGCAATCAAGTCAGCGCGACATACGCTGACCAGTTTGAAAACACGACCAATGCGGCGTCTGACTTCAGGGCGAAGGCATAATGGCTTCTATCCTAAAGAACGGCACCCCGGATACCACCAATACGGACGGTCTTGATATTGTTGGGCAGACTCGGGATGCAACCACGCCTTATATTGGGGCTTGGGAGGTCGTGGCGGCGGGTGTTTCTGCTGCGCTGACCGGCCAATCTGGCACGGTAACGCTGGGTACGCTGACCGCAGAAGTAACGGCCCCGCTCACTGGTCAGAACGTCTCACTGGCGCAGGGAACGGTAGTTGTTGACCCTGGTGGTGTGACCGCAGCATTAACCGGGCAAGCCGTTAGCGCGGAGCTTGGCAGCTTCAGCGTTGAGATTACAGCGCCGCTGACCGGGCAAAACATCACAATTTCCCAAGGAACGCTGGTTCCTGCACTTGAAAGTGCGATCACAGGACAGTCGGCCTCGGTTGCGCTGGGGTCGATGGTAGGTGCGGTTGCCCATGCGCTGACCGGCCAGAACATATCGCTTGCCCAGAGTACGCTTGTTGCGGCGGTTGAAAGCGCCATCACAGGCCAGGCCGCATCTTTTGCGCAGGGCACGGTAGTTGTCGATACCGGCGGCGTCATTGCGGCTTTGACAGGCCAAGCCATCAGCGCAGGGCTGGGTAACTTCGGAGTGGCAATCACCATGCCGCTTACCGGGCAAATTATCACCCTATCACAAGGCACGATTGTCCCCGCATCCGCCGCCCTGTCCGCAGCCCGCACAGCCTACAGCAATACGCAATCTGCCACCAGGCTCAACACCCAAAGCGCACGGCGCAGCAACACGCAATCGGCTCGGAGGCCGCGCACATGACAACAAGACTTGTAAGCTCGGGAACTGAGCCGGTAACAGCAGCAGAAGTCAAAACCATCGCCGGGATTGACGGGACTGACTTTGATGCGCGAATCGCGTTTCTGATCCCGGCAATGAGGCAGCAGGCCGAACAGATTACTGGCAGAAGCCTTGCCACGAATACATGGCAGATCAAGCTGGATTCATTTCCTGACGAAATCCGTCTGCTGTGGCCCACCGTTTCAAGCGTTTCGTCGATCACGTATTACGACTCTGACGGGGTTCTGCAAACGCTGGATTCCGCCAATTACTCGGTCGATGTCAGCAGCGAACCGGCATGGATTCTGCCAGCCTACGGTCTGGACTGGCCGGATACCTACGACACATCCAACGCCGTCACGGTCAACTACACCGCAGGCGATGGATCGGCAGCACCGGAAGAGGTCAAGCTGTGGATCGCCGTGCGGATCAAAGCCGACATTGACGGCTGCGAAGTACCGGGCTATCTCGACGGCCTGCTGGATCGGCTCAAGGTGTATTAAGGATGCCCTGTAAATACCCATCCCCGGCGTACAACCGTCGCATCGTTGTCCAATCCCCGGCAGGTAGTAGGGATGCCTACGGCGAGAGAACAACCACCTGGACGACCGTTGACACTGTTTGGGCTGCTGTCATGCCGTTGTCGGCGCGTGAGCTGATTGCAGGCGGGGCGATTCACGGCGAGTTGACCCACAAGGTACAGGTACGGTATTCGGCGGCTCTGGCGGCTGCTGATGCAAGCTGGCGGATTATGTACGGCGCGCGGATTATGGTGTTGACCGGGCCGGTGCGGAATATCAACGAAGGCAACCGCGTGCTGGAATTCTTGTGCGCCGAAGGACTGGTCGAAGAATGAGCATCCACACCGACATCGTTACCGCCTTGGCTTCCGTTGCCAGTGAACGGGTCTATCCGCAGATTGCCCCGGCTGAAGCTACATATCCGCTGGTCAACTACCGGATTTTGAACACGGATCGAACCGTAACGCTACACGGGGCTGTGGCCTGCACCGAATACCAGATTGTTTTCGAGTGCTGGGCCAAAACCTACGCCGCATCCATTTCCACCGCCGATTCAGTCCGTGCGGCTGTAGTGGCAAGCGCCGCCCTTGACCACAGCTACATCGACGAACCTGGCGAGGAATTCGACGCCAGCGTGGATTTGTTTATGACCCCTGTGTATTTCAGCTTTCTAGTGCAGTAACCGCAGCAAACCCCACCACAGCCGCTTTCGAGCGGCTTTTTTTCGTTCTACTGAAAGGAAACATCATGGCAACTGTTCGTAAATGGTCTGGCGTGGCGGTTGCTATGCAATCCGCACTGGGCGCTGACAAAACCATCACCGCTATCGCTGTAGGCGCAACCGCAACCGTCACCGCAACGCATGACTTCAGTGCTGGCGATTATGTTGTGTTCGACGTTCTCGGCATGCATCAACTGAATGGGCGCGTGTTTCGCGTGCTGTCTGTCTCGACTACGGTCTCGTTCGTGATCGAAGGCACTGGCGCTGCGTCGCTTGATACCAGCGCGTTTGATGCATTCACCTCCGGCACCTGCAACAAGATCACATTCGGTACTTCGATCACCACGGCGACGAACATTTCGGCATCTGGCGGCGACTTCGACTTCATTGACACCACCACGATTCACGGCAACATCAAAAGCCAGATCCCCGGCTCGGCCAACCCGCTGTCGTATTCATTTGACAACCTGTGGGATTCGGCGGATGCAGGCCAGATCGCGCTGAAAGACGCATCCGACACACAGGCACAGCGAGCCATGAAGTTCACCTTCGGCACGGGCGGCCCGATCATGGTGTTCAACGGCTATGTCGGTTATTCCGGCGCTCCGACCGGCTCGGCTCAGGACAAGGTTGTTTCCCCGGCTGTCATTACGGCGTTTGGTGCTGCCACGCACTACGCGAGCTAATCCATGAGCCTGATCGACAAAATCCGCAAGGCGCGTGAAACCGGCGTGGAGGCGGGTGGGCGCAAGTTCACCATCCGCCG